TGAAAGCAATTCACAACTCTAACTCCTTACGTCCGGTGAGTTCTCCGGGGTGTGTCAAAGATCGTCAAATCACAAATTGAAAGCAATTCACAACAGTAAGGGCTCGATTTTTGAAGCTTGCCGTAATTATCCTTAACGTACTGGTTGAACCTATCCGGGTACTTTGTGATTTGAACCTCGCCCAGAAAGTCTGTTTCTCCCCGGAGATAACGCCTAAGCATGGCTTTATCCATAAGAATTGGGGTCGCATTACACAGGCATTGTGGATGCCATCCCTCGAAGATGAACTCCTTTGGATAGTCACCCTCGAGTACCTCACATATTTCCTCGAAATTATAGTCGGGATGCGCACCAGAAAGCGAAACTTTTATCCCAATTACTACCGGATTATTCCGCCAACGCTCGGAGTCGGCTCGTTGGTAAGACATATTAGTTTCCGTTCGGGCAACCCTCATAGCGTTTTTGTATGCCGAGCGGTAAACTCCTCTGCCGGGATGGTATGCAGCCATTGCCTTACTGGCAACCAGATTGCCATTTGCATCCCGTACCCGGCGGAATAGAGCATCTGGATTTTTAAGGTATTGGCGTATCCTTTGGCTTATCACTTGCGCACTATCTCCCCGCATAACTCCGAAGGCGAGTTGCACCTCCATTTCCTTCCGGGTCTGGTCAACCGTCCGCCAGATTGCATCTGAAAAACGCCCTTTTGTTGTGGACAGATACATTTCCAGCTTCATAATATCCGGGAGCGCCTTGAGTTCTGCTATCTTTTTGCCCCGGTATCCCTCGAGATATTCAGAAAATATCGCATTGTTTTTTTGCTCGGATAACCGCCAGCTCTGCCCTATGCCAATCTCTGTCAGGTCAATCAACTTGCCACCAAAGTCATTCATTAAACGGCCAAGCTCCGCCGATAAAGCGGGAGCCTGAGTGTATGTGAAAGCCTTAAGAAACCGTGCCTCTGGGTTTTTGGATAGCTTGGCCACCTTATCGGCCATATCCCTGAACGCCTTGAGGTATTGATTCAGCAGTCGTTTCTGGTTGCCAAGAAACCGCTTACGATATATGCTGGAATAGTCCGGCATCTTTGAACCACTCGATTGTTTTTGTCAGTCCGGTTTTCATGTCAGTCTTTGCAGTCCATCCGAAATATGCATGGGCTTTTTTGGTGTCAAGTACCCGGCGCTTGATTACGTCAATACTCCTTCCTTCATGGTTGGTAACGGCTATTTCGATTCCGGTAATATCCTGTACCAGTTCTATGAGGTCGAGAACACTTGTTTCTTTTCCTGTGCCAAGGTTCATCTCCATCCAAGTGGAGTCGTCGAGGATTGAAAGCGTAATAGCCTCAACAACATCTCCGACATAAGTGTAATCCCGTGTACTCAGGCCGTCGCCATATATCGTAAATACCTTGCCATTTAGCGCACAATCTATTAAGCGACCTATTACCCCGCAGTACGGGTTCGACGGCTGCTGATACTCTCCATACACATTCGAGAGGCGAAATGTAGTATAAGTTCCACGCAACTGAAGGTAAAGTTCGGCTATGCGCTTCGAGGTGTCATAGGCGTTGTAAACCCGGATAGGTGCTGACTCCCTTATCGGTAACACATCCGCATTTCCATATACCGATGAGGTACTGAGGTAGATTATTTTGCCCCGGAAGCGTTTGAATAGCTCGATTGTTTTTTCGGCGTTATTCTTGAATGTTTCAACCGGGTGTTTCTGGGCGTAAATGATATTTGAAGTGGCGCAATGTACCAGAATATCATTGTGATTTCCGCCGGACTTTATTGCCCGGTCAAAGTCGTCAACAGTCAAGTGTACTCCCGCCGGAAGGTTCTCTGCCTTGCCAAAAGACAGGTCGTCAATGCACTTAATCTCATCGGTATGCTTAATCAACTCCCGGACAATATTGCTGCCGATGAACCCTGCTGCCCCTGTTACGATAATCATATCCGCCCCTCCCTTCTCATTTCAAGCCACTCGTCAAATGACAACTGGCCGTACTGGTGGATGTTAAAGATTATCTGATTTTTCCATTCCCGGAGCAGCGAAGATGTGCCTTGGTCGCCAAGCTCGAAGTCTGTATGCCTCACTTGGTAATCGGCCAGTACGCACCACCCAAACCCATGCCTGGCAAATAGCGGGTAAAGGCTTCCTTCAATCCATCCATAACGGGGAGCTTCCGTTGGGAATGGCATCTCTTTTATGATGTTGAAAAACTTACCGGATACTCCTATCAGCGCCCAGTTTAAAGCTCCCGCTGGGAATAGATACACCCTGCGGTTGCCATAAAAACGCTCGTTTCTTGGCACACTACTCAAAAGCTGAATATGGCTTGTCATCATTAGTGAAACAAGCCCGAAGTTACCTTCTCTGATGACATCCCCGATAGCCTTAACCCAACCAACATTGAGGGGATGCTCGTCAGGGTCAGTACCTATGAGGATGTCATCGTCTGAAGGTTTCAGGTATTCGTAAACCTGAGTCCAATTTTGACTAACTCCAATATTTGACATTTTGACGTACTCAGAACCGAAAGCCGCAGCCAGCTTTTTGAGTTTTTCGCTATTGCGCTCCTTTGCTTCATCTATGTTGTCCGGTACAATACCACCGTGCTCGAGGGGAAACCCGAGGTCAACAACGAGATGCTTGAAGTCCCGGCTATCGTTTAACTGATACAATAACCGGGTCGTTTTCTCTATTTCGCTGACTAAGTTATAGCCAAGCGTGAAGCAATAGTTTGTCATATTTTTAATCGTTAGGGTTTTGACATTCGTTATTTTTCTTACAGGTCTCAGGTGTCGGGCAGAACTTAAATAAGCATTCCGGCCTGTGATAGACTCCCGGATATGGGTCAAAAACGCCCTGAGTGTTATAGTCAACAAAGTCCTGACAAAGTGTTGCTGCTATAGCCTTCCCGGAACAAATCCACATTTCGGCATTAAACCTGTCCTTCAGGTTCATTTTGTCAACCGGGAGTAAAGTTTTAGCATACTCCGATTTGAACCAAAAGAAGTTCCCGGAGTAATGTGCAGGCCACTTTTTGTTGATATACTTGACCCCACAGGTTTCATATCCGATATGCAAGTGCCTGACGCACTCCCGCCACTCCCGGAGATTGTAGTGGTTCATATAGTCCCGCCAGTATTTTCCGCCGGGATGCCCCGGATAACTTACGCCCTTTGTGTGAATATAAAAGCCGTAAAAGTTAGTTCCCCGGTCAACCACGTCCTTAAGGAACCTCAGGGTATGGAATTCGTATGCAGACAAATTGTCGGAATATACGGCAATATCCAGTTTGCGGTTTCTTTTGACGAATGATTGAAGCGTTCTCAGATTTTCTTCATTCCCGACCGCCCCTACATTTAAAACCCGCATCTCGTCATACAGGCCGCTATCTTTCATTATTTCAAGCTGCTCGGTAATTATTTCGAGCCAGTTGTTAATCATGCAAACGTGCATGAAGCCTACGATAAACATTCTCTCTGCTGCCATAAACTTCTTTTGATAAAGTGCATTCCCGCATACTTAAACTCGTCTGGATACCCGGTGTTTTCAAGTAACATCTTGACCTCCGATACGAGTGTATCTTTAATAACTCCCGGCGTGACCCGTAGCCTGCAAATGTATTCCCCGTGAACCCTGAAGCGAATAGCGTACAGGTCATTGGTAACATCATAGCTTCCATGTCCGAAAATATGAACCTTCGCCTTAGTCCATTCCCCGGTAAGTATTATCTCAAAGTCCCGGTTGTCCTGCGTAACAAGTGGGTTGATATCCGTATCCTTCCCGGCCAGAAATGTAATGAACGGCCTCGAGTTCACGCCCATGTCGTCTTTCCATACTGGCCTGTATGGTTCAATCCAACTCGCCCCAGACAGGTGCGCAACGTACTTATCAATCGGATAATACGCTACGTTATAGCCACGCTGTTTAGCAGTCTTCATATTGAAAACCAAGGGAGCGCCGTGTTCCACGAAGGGAGCCATCGTAAGATACATCGAGCGTTTTACCATTGAGCATGAAGGATGCGTGTACCTCAATATGTCGCCTTCTCCGTCCGGTTCTCCGCACCCGTCGTTTTTGTCCGTCACCTCCAAAAGAGTTCCAATGGCATATGTGTTATCCGACTCAGCCAACGCTTCCACCAGTTCTTCAATCCAGCCCCCTCGGCGCACTATAATGTCATTATCGAGCAATAGTATGTACTCGGTATTTATGAAGCCCCTTATGCCTTCATTGAGCATAGTACCATGCCCGTTACGTCCTCCCCTTTCCCAGATGCGGATATTGGGGTGACAATGAGACAGCCACCGGAGATGCCTCAGCGAATCGTCTTTCGAGCCTCCGTCAATTATCAGTATTGGAAGGTCAGGGTAAAATCGGAGCAGGCTTTCAATGCCTAAGCGGGTAACGTCTGCCGTATCCCGCTCGCACATAATCGCCGTTACATTCCATCCCATCCACGAATCCCGGTGGTACTGAGAGTAATCCCAATCCGGCCGGCTAAGTTTCACTTGTTTGCTCATGTCCGGTATATCAATAAGGCGTTATCCTTTGTGTCTGTGATATACCTCGAGCGCCCGTGCGTG